GGCGCCGATCCCGGCGTAATCCTTACCACGCCCGGCCGCCCGAACACCGAAGAGATCAACACACTGCGAAGCATGTTCGACGCCCGGCACAAAGGCTCAGCCAACGCCAAGCGTACAGCCCTGCTCACCGGCGGCATGGAAGCCAAGACGCTCGCTATGAACATGGTTGATATGCAGATGGCCGAGCTTACCAATCTAAGCGGGGCAAGGGTCTGCTCCACCTTCGGCGTACCCCCGGCCATGGTCGGACTTGTAACCGAGGCGCAGTACGCACACGGCCCGGCCCAGCGTGACTTTATTTTTAACACGATCATCCCGCTTTGCAGCCTGCTCTCAGGCGAGCTGACCAGCGGACTCCTGGGCCGCTTTTCGCCAGATGAGCAGCAACTATCCACCAAATCCATAAGCGGCCGCAATCGCGGCTATCGCGACGCCCGCCGCAAGGCCATCGGCGGCCAGAAACAACTATTCTTGTGGTTCGACACCGACCAGCATCCTACGGTCCAGGAATCGACCCGTGAGATCGCCGAGCAGACCCTCAAGTTCACCCAGTCCGGCGTCCCGCTCAACGAGCTGATCGAGGCCCACGATCTTCCCTACGATGTCGCCAAAATCCCCTGGGGCAACGAATGGTGGATACCTATGGGCCAGGTCCCGGCCTCATATATCACCGAGGCCGGACCTGAAGGTATCATCGGCCAGCCGTTGCCTGAAGGCGAGGGCGAAGATGATACCGGCGATGAAGATCAGGGCAAGGACTTCTCGCAGACAGCCCGCGAGATTGCAGGCTTATTGACCGAACAGAAAACCGAAAAAGCCGATCAGCAGCAGCGTCTGCGTTTATGGAAAAACTGGGTAGTATCCTGGGCCGGACTCGAACGCGAATACAACGCGGCTATCCGCGTACTATTCCTCCGCCAGCAGCGTCTGCTCACCGCCAAACTAAAGGCCGCCCTCAAAGATCAAAAGGCTATTACCACCAAGGCCGATCCCGATGAGATCATCGCCCGCGTAGTCTTCGACCTGCGAGTGGAAGATGGCAAGCTCAAGGTCATCAACAATACCTTCTTCGGCCGGGCATCCGAGCTTGGCATACGACAGGGCCTGGCCGAATCGGCAGGCCTGGCCGGAGATGCCTTCGAGGCCGCCGTTGAGATGCTCAAACGCTCCTCGCGTATCGGTTACAAGCGCACCGTCTCGTCCGTCAAGCTCTCCAAGGTAAACCAGCAAACCCGCAACCGAGTCGCCCGCCAGTTGACCGAAGGTCTCGGCAAGGGCGAGTCTCTCCAGCAGCTCACCGACCGGGTCAAAGCCACTCTCTCCTCTAACCGCAGCCGTGCCCTGACCATCGCCCGCACTCAGACCGCCGGCGCCGTCTCTACCGGCCGCCACGAATCGTTCCGTCACGCCACGGTCTCGGGCAAATCATGGATCACATCTGGTGATGACCACGTCCGCGATGCGCACAGGGCCGCCGGCCAGACCTACGCCAAAGCCATCCCGCTCGATCAGCCCTTCGTCGTCGATGGCGAGAGCCTTGCCTATCCCGGAGATCCCAGCGGCTCCGCCAAAAACATCGCCAACTGCCGATGCCTGGAGATCGCCGCAGCACTGGCGGATGGCAAGGCTATCGGTATAGATCGATATCTGACCATGAACTTTTATTCTTACGATCTTATGCAAAAAACCCTGCCAACGAAAGGGAACTCGTAATGGAACCTAACACAAAAGACCTCCAGCACTTACTGGCTTACGTTGCCGAAAAGGGCATCGATACGGAAAAACGCACCGTCCGGTTCGTCATCTCGTCCGACAAGATAGATCGCGACAACGAGCGTATCGAGACAAGCGCCATCGCGGCGGCGATCAAAGACTTCGCGAAAAATCCTGTGTGCCTTACCAGTCACATGCACCGCACCGCAGACGGCGGCCCGCCGGTAGTCGGCTCGTGGGATACCGATTCTTTTGTGGCCAAAGCTCACACCTGCGAGATGAACCTGGTCTTTGCCACTACCAAACTTGCCGATGACCACTGGCAGCTCTACCGCGACGGCCACATGCGTTCAGTCTCTATCGGTTTTATCCCTGGCGAATGGCACGAAGAAAAAACCGAGAAGAATGGCTGCATCTTCGTTCTCTCCAAACTCGAACTGGTCGAGATATCCTGCGTCGCCGTCGGTTCCAACCGCGAGGCCCTTGCAAAAAAAGACCTGGTCAACGTAGCCTCCCAGTTCGACGCCAAGGCCATCGCCGATACTATTATTGACAAACTCAAAAGCCAGATCACCATCTGGATCAACGCCAGCGAAACCATCGTTCAAATTCACGATGATCTCGAAGAAATCAAATCGCTTCTTGTCCATGACCATGGCGAGCTTGCGGAGAAGTTCCTGCTCGATGACTCCTCCGACCGGCTCGACCCTGCAGGGACAGCGAGTATAACCGAGCAGAAGATAAAAGAGATGTTAATGAAAGCAATTACTAATTTGTAAAAAAAGAAAGGACATAATCCATCATGGACGAAAACCAGTTACAATCAAAAATCGAAACAATGTTAAAAGACACCGTCAAGGGTCTGGCCACCAAAGAAGAGCTCCGCAAGGAGATCGCCGAAACATCGGCCAAGTATTTCCAGGAGCAGCAGGCCGAGTCCGCAAAGCAGCTTGAAGCGGCCAACAAGAAACTCACCGAGACCGAGACCACCGTCACTGATCTTGCCAGCCAGGTCAAACTACTTCGCAAAACCCGCATGTCGAGCATCAAGGATTCGGATGGCAACTACAACGGAGTTTGGGGTTCGATGGAGGCGGCCAAAAACTTCGGGCTCTTTGTCATGTCGGATATCCTCGGCATCCCCGAGGCAAAGAAGGCGTTCGACGCCACCGGTATCGAGCGGCGAATGATGGTCGGTGAGAAGATCATCACTGGTAAGGCCCTCGGCTCTACCGACTTTACCGCCGGCGCAGCACTGGCGCCCAGCGAATTCATCCCGCGACTGATAACGCTGATCGAAGCGTACAGCGCCTACCGCCAAGTCGCGCAGGAGCAGCCGCTTGGCGCCGGCGATGCCAGCATCCCGGTGCAGACCTCCGACATCACCGTGTACTGCCCGGCCGCCGGCGTAGCGGCAACCGAAGGTTCGCTCAGCTTCAAATCGCTGGGTCTCAACCCGCAGGAGTGGGTCGCTTACGCGGCCGTCAACCGCGACCTGGATGAAGATGCGGCAATCCCGGTCGGTGAGATCGTCGCCCGCAGCCTGGCCCGTGCCTTCGGCAACAAGGAAGATGCGTGCGGCTTTGTCGGCGACGGCACCAGCACATACTTTAATGTTATCGGTGCACGGGCGGCTCTGCGTGCTGTTGATGCGACGGTCACCAACGTTAAGGGACTCAAAGTCCAGGACACCGCCGGTGCATGGTCGAGCATAGACCTGCAGGACCTGCTTGCAGTCGCGGGCCTGTTGCCCGAGTACGCGCAGGTTGATCTGGGCAATGAGGTAGTGTGGGTCTGCTCCAAGGCGTTCTACTTCACAGTCATGCTCAACGCCGCCTTAACCGCAGGCGGGGCACTTGCCTCCGAGGTGCTGCGGCCTGATGTTCTGACCAAGCCGATGTTCCTCGGCTATCCGGTCAAGTTTGGCGGCGGAATGCCGAAGGTTAAAGAGGCCGCCGACCACTGCCCGCTGCTCTTTGGCAACTTCAAGCTCGGCGCAGCGCTGGGCGACCGCCGCAAGCTGACAATCGAAACATCACGTGAGGTTCGCTTCCTGCAACGGCAGGTGTGCATCATGGGCACCGAGCGGATCGCGATCAACAACCACGGCGTTGGCGATACTACCAATGCCGGCCCGATAGTAGGGCTTTGGGCGGATATCGCCTAAAACCAGTGTGTTAAGTGTGTGTTAACTATCTCTTAAATAACCTTTAACTTCCTTTTGAAAGGATGATTTTATTATGATACCAGAAATGTTAGAAACCTTTGTTAAGGTGCTGACGCCACCACAGCTCAAGGACAATGCCGACTTAGACGGCAATACCTACATCGACACGTGCCAGGGCGGAGTCCAGTGGGGCCACCTGGAAATCCTGATCATCACCGGCACGATAGACGCAGCCCTCGGCTCAACCGCCGAGACCACTGCGCCGCTGGTTGAAGAGTGCGATACCACCGGCGGCACCTATACCGCCGTCACATCCGCCGCCCTGGCCGATGCAATCGCCGCCACCGAGGACGATTCGATCTTCGCGATCGATATCGACCTGCGATCTGCCCACAAGCGTTACATGCAGGTTCAGGCGCCGCACTCCGGCGACGGTACAAACGGCGTGAACGCGGCGATCATCGGCATCCTCTCCAAGCCGCAGGTAGCGCCCGATACCGCAGCCAAACGAGGACTGGCCGAACAGATCATCGTGTAAGCAGTGTAAGCAAATTGTACGTCGCGGGAGCGCAGAAGCATCCGCAGTCCTGCGTCCCCCGCGACTCTTATAATTACTATTACCTGGCGCCTTAATTAGGAGTTTATCATGTGGATCAGAATTACAAAAAGTTGCAACCAGGGTCTCAATACGTACACCAAAGGTGAGCTTATAGACCGTCCCGAGTCCCAGATCAAATTACTGCCGCCGGACGTTTACGAGCCGGAATCAAGTCCGTACGAGTCGCAGGTTGACCCGGCCGTCCGTGCACGCGATTTGGCCAAACAAACGTTCCTGCGACTCCAGCAGGCATCCATCCTCGCCGCCGACAAACTCGCCAACGCGGTAAAGGCCGCCGCAGATGCAAAGCAGGTTTATCACGCGGCATACAGTCACCATGAATCGCTGCAAT